CGTCAAAGCGGCGACTCACTTGGCCCAACGGCGCAATCGGTGTATGCTATTCGGGCGATGAGCCGGACCAGTTACGCGGCCCACAGCATGATGCCGCTTGGCTTGATGAGTTGGCAAAATATAGATACGCAGAGGAAACGTGGAGCAACCTCGACCTCGGCCTGCGTTTGGGCGAATCGCCGCAGGCCGTCATTACGACAACGCCGAGGCCCGTCCAGATTATGCGGGAACTGGTCGCCGACGAACTGGTCACGGTGACGCGTGGCTCGACGTACGACAACCTGCAAAACTTGGCCGAGTCGTTCGCCAAGCGAATCGTTGAACGCTACGAAGGGACGCGGCTCGGAAGGCAAGAGCTACACGCTGAAATACTCGACGATGTAGTTGGCGCACTTTGGTCGCGGGAGATGATCGACGCGCACCGACTACGCGAAACGCCGCCGCATTTTGAGCGGATCGTTGTCGGCGTTGACCCTGCCGTCACTTCGGGCGAGGATGCCGACGAGACCGGCATATTGGTTGCCGGTATGATTGGCAATCGTGGGTATATTGTCGAAGATTTGAGCGGGCAGTATACACCACAAGAATGGGCGATACAGGCGATAAAGGCGTATTATAAATACAACGCCGACCGAATCGTTGCCGAGGTCAATCAAGGCGGCGACATGGTAGAGCACACGATACGCACAGTGGACCGCAATGTGTCCTATAAGGCCGTCCGAGCGGCGCGGGGTAAGATTTTACGCGCCGAACCGATTGCGGCCCTATACGAGCAGGGACGCATTCACCACTGCGGCACGTTCGCCGCGTTAGAGGATCAACTCTGCATGTATACGCACGAGTCGCGGGATTCGCCGGACCGCCTCGACGCGCTTGTATGGGCGTTGACTGATTTGATGATCGGCAAAAATGACGGCGGGATGTCGCGAGTGCGCGGCCTGTAGTGAAATGGCGCAAATGACTATATATTTCTATTTTAGCGGTAAACGCTAACGAGGGAACGCAAGAATGCCAGTAGAATCGACCGCACAATCTTACGACGATATGGCTCCTTTTTGGCAGAAATGCCGCGACGCGCACGAGGGGCAGGCCGCCGTTATTGATCGCGGCCCCGAATATGTCCCGCCGCTTGATACGCAAAGCCCGACCGAATACATGGCGTATCTCCGGCGCGGCCTATATTTCAACGCGACCGCTCGCACGGTGCAGGGCATGGTGGGCGCGTGTTTTCGCCGTTCGCCGTCTATCGCCGGAGGTGCGGCAGACCAGTACCTTGGCGACGTAACAATGACGGACGAGAGTTTCGACGGTTTGGCAAAGACGGCCATGCGCGAACTGCTGACGGTCGGGCGGTATGGGTTGCTCTGCGATTACAGCGGCGAAGAGAACCGCCCTTATCTTGTCCCGTATGTTGCTGAGAATATTATCAACTGGCGCACCGAGCGTATCGGTGGCCGGTCGGTCGTCACGATGGTCGTCCTGTCGGAGATGGCTCACGTTGAGGATGTCAACGACGAATACGAGCAGACCGAACAACAACGCCTGCGCGTCCTTTCGCTTGAGAATGGTATTTATATTGTGCGGGTATATGTCAAGGTCAAGAGTGCATCCTCTCAACGCGAGCAATACGTCCTTGTTGATGAAACGGTGCCGACGGTAGCGGGTGCGCCGCTTGAGTATATACCGTTTGTTTGTATCAACGCCAACACCGTCGGCATGGAGATCGAAAAGCCGCCCCTGCTCGACCTTGTTGACGTAAACCTGCACCACTGGCGACTCTCGTGCGACTATAACCACGGCCTCCACTATACCGGCCTGCCGACAGCTATCGCCGCAGGGTTTCCCAAGTCAAACGACGGGTATCGCATCGGCGCAGGTGCGGCGTGGTGGTCAGAAGAGCCAAATGCCAAAGCGTATTATTTAGAGTTTACCGGCGAGGGATTGACGGCCATGCGCGACGCACTGGCCGAGGACGAGGCGAAGATGGCCGCGCTTGGTGGTCGTCTGCTTGAGAAACAAAAACACCAGTCTGAAGCCGCCGCCGCTATCCGGCTTCGCTCGGCAGGCGATCAAGCGACATTAGGCGGCATCACCGAAACGCTCGACCGTGGTCTGACGCAGGCCGTCGCTTTGCTCAACGTCTGGATCGGCGCAACGCCGGAAGGGGTCGAGGTTATTCTCAATAACGATTTCTTTGCCGAACAGATGACCGGCGACGAGGCCGTCAAACTGATGCAAATCGTGCAGGCCGGATATATGACGGTTGATAACCTGCTCTTTTTGTATGATCGCGGCGAACTGCTCCGGCCAGAAACCTCGCCCCAAGAAGAGCGCGAAATGCTCGACCTACAAGCAGGCATTCAAGCGGTGATGCAGGCCGAAGGATAACGGCTAAATGCCGACAATAAACGAGCGCGTCGATCAACTATTGACGCAACACGACCTTGATCTGATTGCGTTCCAGAACGGGCAAATCCGCGACGTTATTTCTCAGATCAACGACCTGCAGGGCGAGATTGTTGATCTGATAAAAGCCGCCGAGCCGAGGAGTCGCCGACAGCTTGAGCAACTACTGGAGCAGGTCAACCGAGCGATTGACCGCACCTATGTAGCGATGGCCGCGCAATCGGTCGAGGCGTTTGCCGGATTAGCGGCAACCGAATCGGCGGCGGTTGCGTCTATTACGCGGCAGGCGTTCCGCGCACCTATCGCACCGGATTTGATCTCGCCAGAGATCGCGCTTGAGATTGTCGAGACCGGCCTCGTGCCGAACGACAGAAACGGGTTGACGGTTGCCGAGCGATGGGCGCGGCAACGTCGAGGACTAAAGGACAACACAAAGGACGCGCTTAACTATGCAGTACAGAACAACCAAACGCTTGACGATATGCTCCGCATTATTCGCGGCAATCGGGCTTTGCAGTTTCGCGATGGGGTGGTTTTCAAATCGAAAGCAGGCGCGGAGACTCTCATACGAACGGCAACCGATACTGTAGTAAACGCGGCGCGTTTGGCATCGTATCAGCGCAACGCAAACGCCATTCGCGGGGTGCAGGCCAACGCCGTCCTCGACAACCGGACGACGATACTCTGCCGGACGCGCAACGGGTATGCGTGGGACCTGCAAACAGGGCGCGGATTCCGAGGAACGCCGATAAGTTTCCCCGGACCCCCGCCGTGGCATTTTAACTGCCGGACGACACTCGTGCCGATCTTTAAATCGTTGGAAGATTTGCAGGCCGTCCTTGATCCCGAACTGAGCGAGGACATCGCGCAACGAGGCGAGCGGCTCCCTATCGACGGGAAGCCTGCACCGACCCCGACGTTTGCCAAGACGTTCGACGCAATGAGTGAAGCCGAGCAAAAGGCGACGATAGGCGCGGGGCGTTTGCAGTTATACAAAGATGGAAAGATTACGTTAAAGGATTTAATCGACCAACAGGGTCGCACTCTAACCTTAGCCGAGCTAAAGGAGAAATATGGCACCGCTTAACAGCATCATTGACGCAGATGCTTTTGACAATCTGCCAGAAGGTATTAAAGAGCATTACGCGCAAGACGGCGACAACTATGTCTTGCAGACCGATAACAACGATAAGATTGACGAGTTCCGAAACAACAACCGGACGCTCTACCGTGAGAACGAGGAACTAAAGAAACGTCAAGCCGAGTTTGAAAAGCAATTGGCCGAGTCGCAAAAAGAGGTGCAACAGCGCACCGAAAAGGAACTCTTGAGCGAGGGTAAAATCGACGAACTCCTCGACAAACGCACCGAGGCAATGCGCCAAAGCTACGAGCAAAAGATCAACGAAATCTCTCAACAATACCAATCAGCAGAACAGACGCTTGACATTCACATCGTTGAGAACCAAATTAGAGATGCGGCCATAAAGTCCCATGCGCGAAACGACCGAGCCGTGGACCACATCATACGGGCAATAAGGCCGCAACTCAAGCGCGACGGAACGACCGCCGTCCGCGTAGATGCACAGGGCAATCCTGTGATGAGTTCCGACGGGAAAACGCCTCAAGGCATTCCCGATCTGGTCGAAGAATTAAGGGCATCGGATTCGTTCCTCTTTGCAGAGTCAACAGGGTCGGGTGCGAACGGCGGCGAAACCGCCACGCAGAACGGAAAGAAACGCATACGTCGGTCCGAGATCGGCAAATATGTGTCGGAAGTATCCAAAGGCGAAGTTGAAATCATAGACGGTTAAAGGAGCATAGACGCAAGCAGTCCTACATATTCACCGCATTACCGCCGAGCGGCAATCTGGTGCGATGCTCCGAGAGCACTATCAACGGGTATCTAACCTACGGGTATAAACCCATTAACCTTTTTTAAGGAGATTGCCGCATGGCAAACACTATCACACCTCTTGTTGACAAGCTAATTGCGCGTGGCTTGGAAGTCTTGCGCGAGAATGCTGTCATGCCTCGCTTGGTCAATTCGACCTATAGCAACGTCGCCCGCAATCGCGGCGATACGATCACCGTCCCCGTGGCGGCTGATATTACGGCCTCGTCTGTTTCGCCGAGCAACACGCTCGCCGCCGCAGGCGATACCACCTTGTCGAGCAAGACCATCTCGCTCAACCAGTGGTATAAGGCCGGTTTCTATCTGACCGATCAGCAGATCACGCAGATTGACGTTGACTCGTTCCAGACCTTGCAGGGCGACGAGGCGGTCCGTTCGTTGGCTAACAACGTCGACAGCTATATCCTCGGTCTCTACAAGGGCATCTACTCGCAGGCAGGCACGGCAGGCACAACGCCTTTCGCGTCTAACCTCAACGCGTGGACGACGGGCGCACGGGCCAAGCTAAACGAGTTCAAGGCTCCGCTCGAAGATCGCGCCGTTGTTCTGGATGCGGATGCTGAAGGTAACGCGCTCAACAACCGCGCCTTGCAGGACGCGTCTTATCGCGGATCAACCGAGGGTATTATCTCCGGCGACATCGGCTATGCGCTCGGTGCCTCTTGGAACCTCGACCAGAACGTCCCGACCTTTACCAACAGCAACGGAACGCCGACGGGTTGGTTGGTCAACGATGCGTCAACCGCCGCAGGCGATACGACCATCGGGATTGACACCGGAAGCAACGACCCCGTTGAGGGCGACATCTTCACTATTGCCGGTTCTTCTCAGCAGTTTGTGGTTTCCAGTTACAGCGGCGGCAACGTGACGTTTGCCCCTGCTCTGGACGCGGCTGTCGCCGACAACGCCGCCATCACGTTCGCCGCTTCTCACGTTGTCAACTTGGGCTTTCAGCGTAACGCTTTTGGTTTCGCAATGGCTCCGTTGATGGACGCGAGCATGAACAGCGACATGATGCGACAAGTCACCGACGACAAGAGCGGCTTGACGATGCGCTTGGAAGTTTCTCGCCAAGAGAAGCAGTGGAAATTTGAGTACGACATTCTCTATGGGGCCACGCTACTGCGTCCCGAATTGGCTTGTCGTATCCTCGGATAGTTTAGACGATGGGGCAGGGGAGCGATCCCTTGCCCCATTAACCGATTAGGGAAATATGCCACAAATCAAAACGATAAAAATCAAACACGCCGACGGGTTCGCCGTTATCAACGCCTCTGATTTTGACGAGGCGACGATGGAACTTTTTGACGATACGAAACCGAAAGCAAAAGCCAAGCGAGTAACAAAAAAGCGTAAGGCAACCTCTGAGGTGACCAGTGGCGATTGATTTATCAACAGATGGATACTGTGAACTATCTGACGTTCAAGCGATGGTTCAGCAGTTTACCATTGACGCAAACAGCGACCCGTCAAGCACTGAGGTCGAGGCATTTATCACGCAAGATTTTAGCGAGATAAACGCGATACTGCGAGCGGTCGGATATGCGACCCCTATCGCCGAAAAGGGTGGTCAACTTCAGCCCAATGGTGGAGAGCATATTTTACTTAAAGAGGATGCGAATCTTATGGATTCGGTCATCTCGCTCAAATCAAATTCGGGCGTGTTGTTGGGGTCGGTGCGGCGTGGCGATTTTATAAAAATCCAACACGACCCGCAACGGTACATGATTACCGAGGACGATATAGTGAACTCTGACGGCGAGATCGTCGTCGAAATTGCGCCGTGGATTGAGTTAAAATCTACGGCCAACACGCAAATTACATATAACGCGTGTTCAGATGCGTCGAATATCCTCAAGACGTTAAACGCTACCATGTCGGCGATACGGACGCAACGCGCCGCATATAGCTCGTCGGCCACAGGGACGGACGAACTGGTCGACCCGTTGGTCGCCGAACGTGACCGGATTTTAGAAAACATTAAGGGCGGCATGTATGATATACCTTCCGCAGAGATCGAACGCGAGGCCGCGAGCGGTTCGATGAGTTTACTTAGGAGTTAACCAATGTCTAAACCTACCGTTGCCGATGTTGCCAGCGTAATCCTTCCGGCAGGCGTTCGCCCCGATGCCGAGGGCATAGAAAAAATACAAACAGCGATTGACGAAACGGCGAAGGATGCCGTCGAGGGTGCGGGATATGTTGAGCAGATGAACCAGAAACAAGCCAACATAAAAGCCGCCGTTGACAAGTTGGTCGGCAAGCCTGCGCCAAAAAAGGCCGCAGTGAAAAAGGCTAAAGAAACCGACGAATGATTGAAATCCGCGTCACAGGTCTTGAGAACTTAGAAGATGCCGAGGGCGAACTCCGCGAATGGGGAGAGCGGCCTTTTGACGGTGGCGCGGCGTTGCGTATCAAAAAAAATTGGACGGAACGAATAGACAGAGCGTATACGAGCAAGGGTAAAAGCGTAGGGATGAACTGGCCTCCACTAAGTCCGGCTTATGCCGCGTGGAAGCGTCGCCATTTCCCAAATCGCCCCCTGCTTGTCTTGCGCGGTCATATGCGCGACTCACTAACAAACGAGTCAAGCCGGAATATGATTTTTAATAGGGCAGGCGGTCGCCAGTTGATCCTCGGCACCCGTATCAAATACGCCAAGTTTCACCAATATGGCACAAAGAAAATGCCTGCGCGACCGTTTATAAAGATAGATCAAGGACTCGTCAATGATTGGGCGCAAGAGATGAGGAAAGACGTTGAGAAGGCAATGAAAGGGTCGAGCCGATGGCGGGAACGATAAACCCACAAGACGCGGCCAACTCGCTCATAACGACCTTGCAGGCCGGAATGACGGCCAAGCTCGCCGCACTCGACACCTCCTATGGTGATGGCATTACGCTCGACGACGTTGACTATTACTGGCGATCTCCGCAGGAGCAATATCCGGCAAAGGTCAACGTCATTGTCGTGCCGACCTCAAGCGAGGCGGTCAACTCGCCCGATCAACGACAACTGCACTATATCAGCATTGAGGTCATCGTTACGACGAGCCAATCCTCGGCGACCTATTCCGGCACGGAGATGATTACTATACGCCTCTGGCGCACCTGTCGAGCAATACAAGAGTTGATAAACAAATCGACCTTAAGCGATGCAGTGGACCAAGTATATTTAGAACGTATTGACGCGAGCGAAATCGGCGCGGATGGAACAAGATTTGAACAGCGAGCCGAAATGCAACTTTTAGTTTACACTTCCTAAAAAGGAGACAACCAAATGGGAGTTGACAATTTCTCGTATGGCTCGGATTTAGTCGGTTATGTCGTCGCCGAGTCCTCTTACGGTGTAGCGGCCAAGCCTGCCGGAACCGATGCGTTCCGCGCTACGGCCATAACAATGGGCGCACCCGTTGGGCGCGAGTTTCCCAACGACCGCCGCAATACGCGAAGCCGTATTGAGCGCACGGTCACGCGTACGCCAGTACAACCTTTTAGCGCGTCGGGTATCTTGCGCCCTTCGGGTTCTGCCGGAACCGCGCCGGACATCGGCGTATTTATTAAACACGCGCTCGGAACGGAAACGGTAAGCGGCGGCACTTCGGTGACGTATAGCTTACTGAAAGACCCGACCGCATTATCGGCGAGCATCTACCGTAAGACCTCCGACCTCTCTGAGGGCGTATACGGTGCGGTCGTGCAAAACTTAACCTTTAACTGGTCCGGCGATTCGTATGTCACATGGACGGCGAGCGGTATCGGCAAGGACTATATCCAGACGGGTAACTCGCAGGCCAACGGCGCGGGAAGTAGCGCGACCTCTTTGATCGTTGACGATGCTGATTTTTATAGCAAGTATTCGGTCATCAGCGTCGGAAGCACTGACGACATACAAGTCACCGCCGTCGATTACAGCACTAACACGTTGACGATTGCCTCGTCC